ATGAAATCAATCCAGAACAAAGGAATAAACCTCACCGCAGAAGACCTCAAAAATCGAATCGCTGACAGAAAAGAACGATATGCCAAGCAGCAGGCACGACGCGAGAAATTGGAACAAACCATGGAGAACACCCGCAATGACATCGAGCAACTGGAGTATACCCTTGCACAGATGGAACGTACCGCCAAGCGCTCCCGCAATGCTGCCGCACAGCCTTCCCGTTTTGTCCCCCGCGAGCGTATCGCTAGCTTCTTTGCCCGTGTTTCCCGTTTTTTCGACCACCTTCAGCACCGCTTGCACCGTAGCTTGAACTATACTTGGTTCTGCCTTGTGCTATGCTCCCGATATACTTTTCAGAGCCGCCTGAAAAGCGTGGAACGCTGCTGTCTTACACCGGCCACGGTGCTGGGGTACTTCAAGAGGGAGAGGGAGATGTAACCAGTGACTTCGCTCTTATGGTAGAAGCAGCCTTAGGGATTAGTGCGGAACTCCTCGTTAATAGGCAGGCGAGATATAATATGGCTGTCTCTCTTAAAAAAAATCGCTGACCGATAAGTTGCATGAAATACACAAAATGTGTGCTTCACTACTATAGTATGAAAGTGTTGCTTTTATCAATAAGACAGTGAGGGTGTGTCATCAACCGTTTTGACACATTCATTTTTCTTGAGCAAGTTTTCTTATTGCCACTCGAACTTTCCCAGTTTTCCCTCCCATTCTAACTTTGCAACATGTTTTATTAATAAATATATGCAAAATGATAAAAGAACAAAGTTTTGAATGGCTGCTCGAGGGATGCCATCGCATTGCAGATGTAGCAGTGGCCTATTACCCAAACTACGCGTATGCCTGCTCGGCCGTAAAGGCCCTGCGCCGTTCCATTGCGGAACACGCTTGCCTGCTGAAGGACCTGACGGACCAGGGCTATACCGCCAGGACTGCCCACCTCACCCCCGTACAGATAGGCATCCTCTTGAGCTACTGGGGGATGCCCGACCACGTGAAGGATATGACCGTGAAAAATCCGTATCTTCTGGTCTCTAAAAAATATGCGAAATAGAGAATGTATTTCTAATACATTCTGATTATTTTAGTATATTATTATATAGGGTGGTGGAGGATGAGGTGAAACCCTCTCTCGCCACCTTATGTATTTCATTAATTTTTAGCCGATTCTAACCGCTTATTTGTATCCCCCTGGCTGGTCCCTTACCTTTGTCGCATTATCGAATTAAGAATAGACAAAAATGGAAAAAGAAATGAGACCCATGACAACGGAGATGCTGAAGAAAGGCTATCTCCTCTTCCCCAAAGCCTTGTTTGAGGAACAAATGAATATGAAAACCGGAGAGAAAGCCGCCGATGCCTTCGAAGCCTTTGTCTTTGTGCTGACACACGTCAACTACAGCACGGTGACCTGCAACGTCAGGGGACACCTTTTCGACTGTGTACGTGGCGAGTCCGTACTTTCCCTGGCCCACTGGATGGAGATATTGGGGTGGCCCCGCAACCGTACGCGCTACTTCTTCAACAAGATGTTCGACGCCGGTATCGTGGAGCGGGTGGCCAACCCCTACGTGATGCACATCCGTATCCCCGATTATGATTTCCTTACCGGCAATGCCCGTCCTAAAGCAGCCCCGCGGAAGAAGAAGGCAGCGCCGGTGGCTGGGGCGGGAGAGGACTTCTGCATCTTCTGGGAAAAGTTTCATGACATCACCGAGCATCCCAAGGTAAACATCGGCCGGGCCCGTCGCGAATGGAAAAAATTGACGGCAGGCGAGAAACAGCGGGCACTGGACAACATCGACGAATATTACGACCATCTGAACAACCAAAAATATTGTAAACAAGCCGCCACCTATCTGGCGGACAAATCTTTTGAAAATGAATATGATGACTGAAACTACTTTTTCCCACGACAGTGACCTCGAAGAAGCTGTCATCGGTGCCTGCATGATAGAGCGCGCTGCCATGCCTCTGGTGGCGGACAAACTGCGTCCCGAGATGTTCTACGAGGAGAAGAATCTGGAAATTTTTGCCGCCCTGCAATCGATGTATCGCAGCGCGAAGTCCATAGACACCATCACGTTGAAGAACGAACTGGCAGCCCGTGGCAAACTCGATGCCGTGGGCGGGCCTTACGAACTGCTGCGCATCAGCTCGAAGGTCAGCTCCAGTGCTCATCTGGAGTATCATGCGCTCATCCTTAGGCAATTGCACACGCGGCGTATCATGCGTACGGGATTCCAGCAACTGCTGGCGTTCAGTGCCGACGAGTCGATGGATATTGACGACATCCTGGTGGAAGCCCATCGACTGCTGGAGGGGCTAGAGGACGAGAGCGGCGTAGCCGACCACCTTCGCTCCATAGACCGGCTGATGGACGACACGCTGGCCGAGGTGGAGCAGCGTATGGAGCACGGATGCAACGGCATTACGGGTATCCCTACGGGTTTTGACGCTCTGGACCACGTTACGGCGGGCTGGCAGCGCGGCGACTTGAACATCCTTGCTGCCCGTCCGTCGGTGGGGAAGACCGCCTTTGCCCTCCACCTGGCCCGTGCCGCTGCCATGGCGGGGCGTCATGTGGTGGTCTTCAGCCTCGAAATGCAAGGCGAGCGCCTGGGCGACCGCTGGCTGCTTGCAGCTACGGAGGGAGTAGACCCGCAACACCTGCGCAGCGGCCAGCTCACCCCCGGCGAGGTGAGGCAGGTGCATGAGGCATCTGCCGAGTTGTCGCGGTTGCCCATACTGATAGACGACCATCCGATGACGAGCATGGACCGCGTGCGTTCTTCCGCCCGCCTGCTGAAGAGCAAGAATCGCTGTGACATGGTGATTGTGGACTATCTGCAACTATGTGACATGAGGAGTGACCAGAAAAACCGTAACCGCGAGCAGGAAGTGGCGCAGGCAAGCCGCAAGGCAAAGCTGCTGGCCAAGGAGCTGGATATCCCCGTACTGCTGCTGAGCCAGCTGAACCGGGCGAGCGACGGTACCATAGACCATCGCCCCACCCTGAGCAACCTGCGCGAGAGCGGCGCCATAGAGCAGGATGCGGATATGGTAATGCTGCTTTGCCGCCCTGCCCTCTACGGCAAGACCGTCGATAAGAAGAGTACTTATCCCACCGATGGCTTGGGCATCGTCATCATAGCCAAGCACCGTAATGGCAAAACCGGTGAAGTCTATTTCCACCATAACCAAAGCATGACAAAACTGGTGGACTACATACCACCATTGGAGTGGCTGACGAGGAATGCAAAGTGATGGATGGAAATTTATAGAATGCAGAGACACAAAGACACGGAGATTTTTCTTATTGCTTGAAAAACTCTGTGTCTCCGTGTTTTTTGTAGTAAAAAAAATGGCAAAACACTTGACTTCCGCTTCTTAATGTTGTATCTTTGTAATGTGCTTAAGAAAAGGAATAATCATTGATTTGGGCGCCCTATCCCTTCCCTTACCCACTTCTCTCTTATAACTCATTTTTCTTAACTTAAACCTTAACTTTTCAAATTTATGGATGTAATTGTAGAGCGCTTCCAGCGCCGTAAAATCGTAAGCAACCCGGCTTCGCCCATGTTGTACTATCTCCGTCAGAAACCCAAGACCTGCGGCACCGTGGACATCGATGTCCTTGCCGCCTCCATTCAGAAAAACTGTGCCATGACGAAGGGCGACGTGAAGCACGTCATCGAAGCCCTGGTGGAGGAGATTCAAGGCAACCTTGCCAACGGCGACAAGGTGAAGCTGAACCAGCTGGGCACTTTCCACATGACGTTCCGCTGTCCCGGCATGGAGGCCTCGGACAAATGTACGGTGCGCAATATCTCGAAGGTGAATATCCGCTTTATCCCCGACAAGGAGTTGAAGCTGGTGAACGGCAGTACCGCCGTGACCCGTAGCCCGGCGAATGTGGGCTTTGTGCTCGACAAGCCCGAGGAGGGCGGCTCCGGCGGCGGCAATCAAGGCGGTGGTTCCGGAGGCGGCTCCGGCGACGACGGCGACCAGGGCGAAAATCCGCTGGGATAAAAAAGGAATGATTAATGGTTAGTGATTAAGGGTTAATGAACACAAGCAAATCGTTTATCGCTAATCAATCCCTAATGATTAACCATTAATCATTAGCCATTAATCCTTAATCACTAATCCTTAACCATTAATTCTTAACCATTAATCCTTAATTTTATGAGTACAAAATCATCCGTTTGGGATAAGATTCTGAAAGTGATAATCGCTGTAGCCTCCGCGCTTATTGGTGCCCTGAGCGCCCATGCCATGACAGTGTAGCGGGTTTCCTTCACTTTTAATTTTTAATTTCTAATTTTTAATTCTCATGAGATTCATCAATCTTATCGTCGTCCATTGTTCCGCCACCCGCTGCGACCGCTGCTATACGGAGCACGACTTGACGACAGACCACCTGCGCCGGAGAAGCCCCGGCGCAGGTTATCATTTTTATATCCGCAAGAACGGTGACATCAAGTCCCTGCGTCCCTTGTCCCTGCCTGGTGCCCATGTCCGGGGGTGGAATGCAGGTAGCATCGGTGTCTGCTACGAAGGCGGTCTTGACGAGTGCGGTCGCCCTGCCGATACACGCACCCTTTTCCAAAAGCACTCCCTGCGTGTGCTTGTGTTGCTGCTGCTGAAGGATTATCCCGGTTCCCGGCTTTGCGGTCACCGCGACCTGAGCTAAGGGGGGTAAATCACTTTGTATGTAAAGCATGTGGGAGTTAAATGATGCTGAAATGCCGATGAATAGAAGGTTTGAGGCTATTTGAGTTGTGTGCGCTGAAACAAATCGAATTGTTACATTGTGCGACACAGATATTACATTTGAATAAGGTATGAAAACACTTTAAACGGTCAAATGTTACAATGGATATAAGATGAGGGCTGAATTGACGCTTTTTGAGGCGCGATTCAGCCCTTTTTCCGTGTGGAGTGCTTAGGTCATTCTTGGGTACAACGAATGAGGTGAGACTGCTTGATAATGGCTCTACGAGTTGTCTTAACGCCACCATCAGTGAGACCGGCATGAAGTAGCGAGCTCTTTTTAATACCTATTTGAGCGTCATTTAGGACGGTATAAATGGCACTGATACTGCCGAAATAATAGTCCTTTTTCTCGAAAATGAGATGTACGTGAATTATCTTAGTCATAAATTCATTATTTAGAAGTTTCTTTCTACAAATATATTCTAAATAATAAATATATAGAAGTATTTCCGAATAAAATATATACTATTTAGGGTGTTTAGAGGATATGACTTCATAAGTTCTTTTATATGCTCAAATGAATAGATGGTATTGATGAATAGTTATAGAGTGAAATGTTAAAAATAAGTTTAGGCATACCATAAGGCATACCGATAAGACATACTTTTTTCATAGGCAATAAGCTTGTGTAATGTAGTTTAGGCATACTTTTTTAACAATTAGAAAAGGGTGTATTTTATATGATGTTTCCTTTTAGGTTATGTTTTTAGGCGTTTAAATAAATATTTATAGGGGGATAGTATAGTGTTTTTAGCGGGTAGTATAATTGTACTAATCATATAAACTGTTGATTCATAATAGGTATTTATGGAATAAGTGCTATTTTAGCGTAATAAACGTGCGCGCGTCGCAAATAATTGGCAGTATAGCTCAGCTGGTAGAGCGAAGGTGTACATACGTGGTGAACACGTATGCAGGTCTTTTGTCACAAGTTCGACTCTTGTTGCTGCCGCAACGGTTTTTGAAGGTGTGAAGAACGCTCCCGGCATTCAGGGCTCCGACTGAGGGATAAAGCGCGCGGAGATTAAGGTAATTAATTAGTTGTTTGATGGAAATGCTCCCGGTGATTGTGCCGGGAGCATTATTTAGTATGAAAATAGATATTCCCATTATAAAAAGAAATATCATCCGCGAGGTTCTCTATTCGCACAAGGAACTTCCACGGTATCAGCGTGCACTCGAAATCTTGTTTTGTGCAGTAAACGGATATGAACCTATTGATGGATATATAAGTGACATCGAAGATGCAGGATATCGAGAGCTATACGCTAAAATATTGGAAAAAGTCAAGGAGCTAAGAGCAGGCCTTCCAAGTGCCAATAATACCAGCAAGTAAACTTATCAAATTGGCTATTTTCTTATTTCTATTCTTACTTTACATTGATAGCACGCAACAATTGCTGTATCTGCACCATCTGCCCTTTCATTACATCCATATCATCTTCCAGTTGATTAACTTTATCATAATATGTTTCATTCAGATTCGGCATTTTAGCACTGAAATACCATTCAGCATGAAGTATGGTGTTTATCTCCTGAGCTTCCAAATTAAAATTGGGGTAATTGATCTTATCTACATTATCTGACATGCAGACGAGGAATCCATGTTGACGGAATCGGTTCTTGATGCGTTTGATATATGAACGCCCATCAGTGTCACTAATGACGTAGATGTGTTGGTCGGGCATGTCCTGCCATTCAGAACGGTCGAGTAATCTCACGATAACGTAGGAGCTATCCAATAATGTAGGTGACATACTTTCTCCTTTGATGCGGACGCAGAAGTATTTCTCACTATTACGCACCATGGATGAAGGCATTTTTATGGTATCTACTACTTCCAAATAATCGGGATTATCGTAGCCACAGCAGCCTGCTGCAACAGAGATGTCTACCAGTGGGATTGAAACAAAATCATTGTTTATTTGAGATAACGCAAAAGAAGATTTTGGTGGCTGTTTTTCCATAGAACCGCGACCGGTCAAGAGCCAATCTAAATTTATATCGATATTTCTTGCGATTTTCTCTAAAAAATCAAATTTAGGCATCGTTGACGTTCTGTAGCCACGGACATTTGCTTCATTACTTCCTATTAAAGAGGCAAATACGGTGTTTTTCCCATTCCCGTACTTATTAACTAATTGAGTTATCCTCTCGTGAATTGTTTCGTCTTTCTGCATGATTTTAATATATAAATCGTGAAATAGTTCGATAATTATTTGCTTCTATCGAAAGAAGTTTCGATATTTGCATCGTCATCCAAATGGAAAACGCTCCAAATATACAGAATTAACTTTATAAATAGAAATACAATGGCAGAAAAGGAAAGATTCATCAAAGCAGACGCTTCACAACAAGAAGCCATCGCTAAACAGTTTTTTACCACTACACGTACTGTGCGTTCGGCATTGAATTTTGAGACGAACTCACCATTTGCGAAAACTCTTCGTGCTTATGCACTGAATCACGGATGTAAAATGTATGAAGTTACATTGATAGATAACCCGTACGAGAAAGTAAAAAACTTATAAACAAATCTTTATGATTTACTGGAAAGAAGAATGCAGGGTTCTTGCCACGGAGCGTGCTGAGATTGTCGTTGTGGATAGCTACGACGAGCGTGGAGTACCCGTGTTTGCCGTCCGTCAAGTGACGAAGGCGGTAGGTACCCGTAGTGGCAGGAATTCCTATTGGGGTGTACATTTTGATGAACCGTTGTCCGACGGGTGTACGGCTGTGGGATTTTCTTTTGTATTAGCCTATAGTACTGACAAAAGAACAGAGGACAAAAGGTTACGTGGGTATCATCCCGCATGGACACTCACTATTGACGATGAAGGTAGACTGGTAGACCGCAAGTATAAAGCCTTAAAGGCGATTGATAAAACTATTGATTGACAGATATTAAACTTGAATTATATGAAAACCTGGAGAACAATTCAGAAGATTGCCGTAGCTGTGGGCATGACCTATGGCATGTGGCTGGGAACCAATGTTGACGCAACGGATGCGGACAGCCGCAATGCGTTTGTAATCATCGTATTATCGGCTATTGTGGCGATATCGCTTTGTATGCCGGACAGCGGAAAGGAGGAAATGGCATGAAAGTAAAGGTGACATGGGTAAGCAATAACCCGTTTGTTCTGGATCTCAGAAACATGTCAAGATGCTCAGAGGCTGACGTACCTGCCGAGATGAATTACGATACCATTGAAGACTTTGCCCGTGAGGCAACCCCGCAGGGCTTTCATCTGCGGTCGATAGATGTTGAGGGCAAGGTTGTGCAATATGACTATAACGGCCATAAACTGTAAAGTCCGGAACAGGCTGCAAGTCCGGAACTTTCCTTGCCATGCGGAAGTGGCCGGCTCCCCGGTTCGATGCCGGGGCTTGCACAATGTTGAAAAGTATAAAGTTTCTGATTATGGAAATGTACGGTAAAATAAGGTGTGTCACTTTTCCTGAGCTGGTCTCGCAAGGAAGGATATTGAGTAAACCTAATTATGATAAGAAAGTACGTGAGGGCAAGATCCGGGTTGTCCGTCCCGGTAAGGGGGCCGGTTCCTACGCTCTCATAGACTACACTAGTCTTCCCGCCCTTATTCGCGAGGCATACGACAGACTTTATCCCAATGCTTTGGAAGAAATGAAAGAACAATTAATGAGTAATATTATCCGCAGTGACAGCAGGGCTGTGGAATTCTATAGAACCTACCAACCCGCCATTTCTCTGGAACGCCAGGCCGAATATGTGCTGAATGCCGAGGTGATGAACGAGCTGGTCCGTGTGGAGAAAGAGACCGGAGCCTTGCATAGCAAGTGCGGTTACAGCCGCAAGTCCATCGTGTGGGAAACGGTGCAAGGTACATGTGAGAAGCTTCGTGAACACTATGGACACACACTGCCCAAGACCCGTCTCCGCGAAAAATTCAACGCTTATAAAAAGATCGGCTACGCCGCCCTTGTCAACAAGAACACGGGCAACCAGGCGGCACGCGTGGTGGTTCCCGAAGTGGCGCGGCTGTTGCTGAAGCTCCGCCGCAGCATCGTTCCCCGCTATACGGAGGCGCAGATTTTCGACGAATACAACCGCCAGGCGGTGGAGCGCGGCCTGAACATCATCAAGTCGCCCACCACCGTGAAGAACTATCTCAACGACCCTGCCGTGATGCCTATGTGGTATGCGGCGGTACATGGTATGCAGAAATGGAAAGCCAAGTACACCAGTCTGATGAAGACCAGCCTCCCGCAGATGCGCGATGCCTTGTGGTATGGCGACGGTACCAAGTTGAACCTCTACTACAGGAATGAACAGGGCAAGATGTGCACCACCGGCGTATATGAAGTGATGGATGCCTATAGCGAGACCCTGCTTGGATATGACATCGCCCCGAACGAGAATTTCGACTGCCAGTATCGTGCCTACCGCATGGCCGTGGAAGTTTCCGGCAGCCGTCCCTACGAGATAGTGACCGACAACCAGGGAGGACACAAGAAAGGCGACGCCGCGGGATTCTTCCAACGCCTTACGGTACTCCACCGTCCCACGATGCCCTATAACGGACAGTCCAAGACCATAGAGAATGCCTTCTACCGTTTCCAGGCACAAGTCCTTCACGCCATCTGGCATTTTACGGGACAGAACGTGAACGCCAAGAAACTGAACAGCAAGCCCAACCTGGAATTCATAGAAGAGAACGCCTACGCACTCCCCACGTTTGAAGAGCTGAAAACCATCTACAAGGAATGCCGTGACAGATGGAACAATAAGGAAAAGCACTTCGCCACCGGTATTCCACACATGGAGATGTACCGCATGAGCGGGAACCCCGAGGCCCAACCCGTTACGGAGGTTGACATGATGCGTATGTTCTGGCTGTGCCATCCCAAAGCCGTGACCTATACCAACTACGGACTTCAGTTTGAAATAGACAAACGGAAATACCACTATGACGTATATGCCGCCGACGGCCTGCGTGACGAGGCATGGGCGCTTCGCAATACCGGACGTGAGTTCACCGTGATGTATGATCCTATGGACATGACCCGCGTGGAGCTGTGGCGGAATACCGCCACCGGTGCCAAGTACAGCGCCACCGCCACTCCTAAGGTCACTGTCAGCCGCGCCACGCAGGAGCGCACACCGGAAGAGAGCAGCTTCATGCGGAAAACCATCGACCGGAACAAGGAGACCATGGCCGCCATCCAGCTGGAAGGCGAGCGTTTCGACCTTGACGAACGTATCGCAGCCGAGCTCTTCGGTCTTTCCACTCCCAAACCTAAGAACCTCAGCAAGAATAAGATGGACGGATACCGTGAAAGGCATGACCGTGGCGAGCTCCATATTCCTCTTTCCCTGCCGGAAAAACAGAAGCGGGAGGAGGCCGAAGCGGACACGGAAACCGATTACTCCACTATGGGGGAATATACCAAGGCACTCTCCAACATGACGTTGGACGAGCTGGCACTGGACAGATTTTAAACGGCAATCAATAACCAATTAAATACCATTCAAGAATGAAAGGACTAACCAAACAAGACAAGGATGCCATCCGCGACGCACTGATGGCCTACTGTGAGAACTTTCCCAGCCGCAACCGCGCCAGCGAGAGCCTGCAGGGTGTCAGTGCGGCTGTGGTGAGCCAGATTCTGAACACCAAGTACGAAAGCATCTCCGACGACATGTTCAGCCGCATAGCGGCGCAGATAGGTTTCAGCTTCGAGCATTGGACCATCTGCGAGAGTGAGAACTTCCGTCTCGCCACCTACGTGCTGGCCGACGCCCAGATGTACAAGAATGTCACCTGGATGGTGGGCGATGCCGGATGCGGCAAGACCACTGCCGCCATAGAGTTCCGTCGCACACACCGCAACGTGTTCTATATCCTTTGCTCGGAAGATATGAAACGCAGCGATTTTGTGCGCGAGATAGCCAAGCAGGTGGGCGCGCCTACCGACAGCACCAGCAACCTGCGTGACATGCTGGACTATGCGCTCGGTATGATCGGTTTTCTCCAGAACCCGCTGCTCATCTTCGATGAGGGGGACAAGCTGACGGACTGTGTATTGAATTACTTCATCAGCATCTACAACCGCCTGGAAGGACGCGCGGGTATCGTGTTCATGAGTACCGACTATATCAAGCGGCGTGTGGACAACGGGCTGAGATACAACAAGAAAGGCTACAAGGAAATCAACAGCCGCATCGGACGCAAATTCTTCGACCTGAACGCTACCAGCCGCAACGACGTATATGCCATCTGTCAGGCCAACGGGCTGACCGGTGAAGCCGAGATAAGACGTGTGCTGAAAGATGCTGAAACCAGTGACAATGACCTGCGCCGTGTGAAACGGGTGATACATGCGCAGAAGCGCCGTGCCGAGCAGCAGAAAGGAGGGGCAGAGTAATGAGTGAGACTTTTGAACGTAATGCCAAGGGAGTACGTGAGATGCTTTCCATGAAGTTTGACACACTGGACTTTGAGGGGGTGTGGCATGACGCTTTCGGCACCCCCGAGCGTCGGGGTGTCTGGTTTGTGTGGGGGAACTCCGGTAACGGAAAGACTTCATTTGTTATGCAGCTCTGCAAGTATCTCTGCCGTTTCGGTCGTGTGGCCTATAACAGTATGGAAGAAGGTGCCTGCCTCACCATGCAGGACACACTCCGCCGCTTTGGCATGATGGAGGTCAACCGTCGCTTTCTGCTTATCGACAATGAAAGCATCGAGCAGCTCAGCCTGCGTCTGAAACGTCAAAAATCACCTGATTTTGTGGTGATAGACAGCTTCCAATACACACAGATGACCTATCGGCAGTATATTGAATTCAAGGAACGCCACCGTAACAAGCTGGTGATTTTTATCAGCCATGCCAGTGGCAGGCTGCCTACCGGACGCAGTGGCAAGAGCGTGATGTTTGACGCGTCATTGAAAATCTATGTCGAGGGCTACCGGGCTTTCAGCAAGGGGCGCTTCATCGGTCCGAAAGGCTACTATGACATCTGGCCGGAAGAGGCGGCAAGATATTGGGGAGAATGTAATATGTAATGAGCCATGAGAACGACTGCCAACAAACCTATCAGCGCCCAGCAGCTTAAAGCCCTGCACGCCACCTTCCACCGTATCGGCATGGATGACGAGGCCCGCCACGGCTGCATCTACGAGTTCACTTCCGGCCGTACGGAAAGCAGCCGGGAACTGACGATGCGTGAGGCGCGGCAGCTGCTGGAGCGGTTGAACCCGACGGACGACAAGGCACGGGCCATGCAGATGGCAGAAGCCAGGAATGTATTCCGGGACATCTACCGTCTTTCGTTCCAGATTCCCCAGCTGAACCAGGGGTTCACCAGCGACAGCGAGGAGGAATACCGCATGAACGTGGCGAAGCTGAACATCTGGGCACGTAAGTACAGCAAAGCGCGCAAGGACATTACAAGCATGAGGCTTTGGGAGCTCCAGGCCACCAAGAAACAGCTGGAGGCGTGGATGCGCCGTGAGGAAAGGAAACTTAAAAAGGATTGATACAATGAGAAAGAAACAGGAAATAAAGAAAGGAATTACCATTCTCCGCATGAAAGGGGATAAAATCAGTCTGCTCCAGGCCGAGGTGCTGGAAAACGGGCATAATGAGAGTCAGGTGTTTGCCACCTACGTAGCTTCTGTTCCGGAGGAAGACAAGGACGAGACCGTGTTTTATGCCTGCCGTGACGCCGCCCGTTTTGCCGCAGGGCGATTATCGCTGGAAGAGCTGATACCCGATGTGGACAGATATCCGGTGACGGTTGACAGACCTGAGCCCAAAGAGCGCCAGTCAGTCAGTGTACGGGAGTTTGAGGCTCTGAAGCGTAAGGTCGCGCAGTTGGAAGGCTTTGTGGAGGATTTGTTGAAAGAACGCCGCCAACGTGCCGAATACCAGAAATTGCCGGATACGAACCGTGCGGACTATATCGGCCAGAAAGATGCTACAGAGCTTATAGGATGTAGCCGTGAGACGCTGAATGCCTGGCTGCGTAAGGGTTACATTACCGGATACCGCAAGGCCGGACTGGTCTATTACAGCCGGAGTGAGCTTGCCGCCGCTCCGGTTGTGCAGAATTTTATCACAATAAAAAAGGGGAGGAGATGAGATGGTAGATAATAATAATCAATATATCCCAATGGTCCATATCGTAGACAGAAACAAACGCCGTGAACGGCTGGCGTCCCGTCTCGAAGTCTGTGCAGACCGTATCTGTGACCTGCAGGACCGGTTGATGGCGGGTATTACCGCCTTGAAGCCTATCGAGTACGACCGCCTGCTGGATGAATACCGGGCAGAGCTGGTGCGTTACGACAACATCGACCGGGAACTCCGGCAATTGGAGGACCCTACGAAAACAGAAGAGTACAGGGCCTATCACCGCAATGCCGGCAAGCAGCAGAAAAATAAAATCAACTATTAAATTATTAACCCTATCAAAAGAGCAAGAATTATGGCAAGAACAAAGAAAACAGTAGTCAGCGGCATCAGCCGCGAGCAGGCAGAGCAGGCCTTCGCAGATTTTGCGGCGGCCGATGCCAAAGTACAGAACCTCACCTCGAAGATGGACCTTGAGATGACCCGTATCCGCGAGAAGTATGCGGACCAGCTGGCAGAACTGTCTGCCACGAAGGAAAAGAACTTCGACATCATGCAGGCATACGCCGTAGAAAACAAGGAAGAACTGTTTTCCAGGAAGAAAAGCCTGGAGAGCGCCCATGGCGTGTTCGGTTTCCGTACCGGCACACCGAAGCTGAAGAACCTGAAGGGATTCACCTGGGCGGCAGTGACGAATTTATGCAAGGAGCTTCTGCCGCAGTATATCCGCACCAGTGAGGAACTTGCCAAGGATAGACTGCTGGCTGACCGTGAGAATCCTGACGTGGTATCCTATTTCCCGAAGATCGGTGTGCAGGTGGTACAGGAGGAGACCTTCTATGTGGAGCCTAAAAAGGAGAGCGATGCGGTTGAGCAGTGAGATGAGGGAGATACACCGCCGTTACCGGTACCGTCCCCGCGGGCGGTGCTGGGCTGTGTACCTTGACATCACCTACCGTCAAGGTGACTGTTTTCCACCGAGGATATCCACTCTTGGCACCAAGGTGAATGAATATCCGACCAGGGAAGAGGCACGGCGCGAGGTGTACAGACTGAACGGCTGGAATTATGAAAGGAGAAAAAGAACTTAATACAGAACAAACCATGAGCAAGAAACAGAACGGGGTGCTGGTAACGGCGCCCCTCTTCGGAACGGGACGGGAGACCGTCGGAGAATTCCCGGGGTATTCCTGCGGCTATTGTCAGGGCAACGGCTATTTCCAGGGGGATATCACGGTAAAGGACACGGAGCTGGTCCCTTGTCCCAAGTGTGGCGGTACCGGCAAGGTGAAGGGCATCGTTACGGTGGACTGGGTACCGGACGGGGAAGTGAAACCCTGCCTCAAAGGGAATTCAAACAACATTTAATCACTGAAGTCCTATGCGTATTCCCGTAAAATACATTGTCCAGATAGACAATTTCCATGTGGCGGATTTCATCTTCTACTGGAACTATTATGACCAGCCCTGCTCCCTGCTTTTACAGAAGCCCAAAACAGAAGGGCTTACCGCCATCAAACTGGTGGTTGACAGTGACGAGGCCGCCAGCTTTTTGCTCAGGGCGAAGGAGAAGACGGGATGCAGGCTATATCAGGTTGACTAAAGGCAATTCAAAAATGAATAAGAAAATAACTCAAATAAGAACAAAAATGAATATAAGTAAGAATATTCAAGGATACCCAGTTAAGTGCGCTGGGGTTAGAAAGAATAAGCGTATAAATTCAGCGTGTATAATGTGCGACATATTTGACATAAAGAAATATTATACCAAATCGACATGGAGGATTTCAGGCATCAATCAATGCATAATGAACAGAATGTGATGAATATTTATAAAGTCAACGAATGGGCGGAGTTCAGAAAGAAATTTCAGAGATTACTGCCGAATATACCTATAATAGACTTACATGATGCACTGTTATCAGCTATCAATAATAGATTGGTAATTGATATAATTGCGTTAGACAATAGATTGCAGAATATGTATCCTGAAGAATGGGAGTGCATGTCTATGAAGGAAATAATTATTAAACATTATGGTTTGGAAGCCATGCAATTAATAGAATCAGTATTATGATATACGGATATTTAAGAGTAAGTACGGACGAGCAGGACTCTAATAATCAGAAGTTAGGAGTCTGCAAAAAAGCGGAATCCTTGGGGGTGTCAGTTGATGATTGGATTATTGATGATGGCATATCTGGGACGAAGGAGCCTGAAAAACGGTTATTGGGCAAACTTATGAAGAAATTGCAAAAAGGGGATGTGATTATTACATCCGAGCTTTCCCGTCTTGGTAGAAAATTATTCATGATTATGCGAATATTGGAGTTCTGTATGCTTCATGAAGTTAAGGTTTATACAGTAAAAGACGGATATGAACTTGGAGATAACATACAAAGTAAGGTTCTTGCTTTTGCTTTCGGAATTGCTGCTGAAATAGAACGTGACATGATTAGCCAGCGGACTAAAGAAGCATTAGCCAGAAAGAGATTGGAAGGCGTAGTCCTTGGTCGTCCTAAAGGCAGAAAGAGTTCTCCTGACAAATATAAATTGTATGGGAAAAATGCCTTGATAAAAGGATTGATTGACGAAGGCATATCACAGCGTAAAATAGCAAAAATATGTAAGGTTGATAGAAATACGCTTGCAAGATTTTTGAAATATGAATTAATCAATTAGAGTATAACCGAATAGATATGAAAGAATCAGATGATAAATACAGCAACCGCATTGCAGATGCTGAACAACTCACGAAAGAGGTACAAGCTATTTATTCAGAAATTAAAGTTTTTGAAGATGCTTATAAAAAACAGATTGCTCCGCTTAAACAAAAAATTGCTCAATTGGAGGAATCTTTTCTGGATAAATGGTTGGTTGATTCAACAGGAAGACCTGTTAGTAAAGGAATGGTGATTGAGAAGAATGGAAAGCGATTTAAGGTTCTTAACCGATATCAACAATGTATATTTCAATATTTAGGTAATGCAAGAGTTTCAGTTTTACCTGAAGGTAAAAAGCGAACTCTTGATATTTTTCCCTCTGAATTAGTTGAATTTACTATTGTAGAATTAGCGTAAAACTAAAAAGAAATGAATCAAGAACAATGGTATTCAATCCCTGGATTTCCCAATTATGAAATAAGCAGCATCGGAAATGCACGTTATTTGAATGGGAAACCATTACGTTTGCATCAATACAAAGGCTTTTCGTTGAGACGTAACGGAGAACAGCGCTATATTCGTCCTGCGCGATTGCTGTATGCGGTTTCAAACAACATAGACCCTACTGAAATTAGAGATATAGTAGTTCTTGACATCAACGGGAAATTAACTCCGATGACAAGAACAGAATACATACTTTACATAAACAGCAAACGTAAAAGAGGCAACCTTAATATAGAGGAAGCCATCTCGTATTATCATAAGAACATCGAGTTTTCTCAAAAAATGCTTCGCTATTATGAAACGCGGGATATGGCAGAAATTGTAAACGAACTGCTTGAGTATGCACATAGTGCAAAAAGCTATATGCGCAAGATGGGATATTCATGCAATGACAGCACGACAGATGAAGCTTGGGACTGTATATTTCATAATATCATAAATAATATATACGAAGGTCGCATTTCCATTATAGAACCTCGTACCTATATCCTGAAATCGATACGCATATATTTTAAAAGGCTTAGAAAAGCAAACTCCCGAATTATAAGGTTGGAGGACGGTTTGCATGGCATATCCAATTTAACAAATCAGTAATGTAATGAGAGTAAAGGAAATAAAGAAACATAATCCGCAGTCTTTTTTGGATGATTTGAAAAGGGTGCGAGAGGTCATGGTTTACGCAGAGTGCACCAACTCCTATTATCAAATCTTAAAAAAGGACTTGTTGAGAGATGCTGAAAGGAAAGCAATCACATACTATATAACGGATACTATATTTATTATAAAAAGGAATGTGATGGTAGTCATTTAACAGAATAAAGATAAGCAATTACCATAAGAGGCTTGGTGATGATGTAGATTTATTGTAAAGAGTGTGAGGATTACAAAGAAATATAATTGATTATGAGAAAATATTATTACTATACTTACAGATATCAGAGAGGCATAGGCCATGCCGTCTGTTCATGCGATAATGGCTTTTTCAATGTGAGGGAAAGACATGAGTACCTTTATAATTTAAATAAGAAATATTGTGTGATTACTTTTTGGAAAGAGATTTCCAGGGAGGAATGCGAGGCAATGAATGATTTTTTTAATGAAAATAAAAAACAATAATGGACAAAGCAAGATTGGTACTTCGTTGGCTGCTCATCCCCTTGTGGTTCACCATATTCATAGCCTATCTGCCGATATGGTATCTGCAAATGAGCTGGTACTATTTCAGCTTTCAGGATTATTGGGATGCTTTTCTGATATTGTGGAACAAGACCATGCTGTCCATGAGGTTGAAGACACGCCGATGAATCCTCGAAAGGCCGCCGTATGATTAATATGGCGGCCTTTGTTGTGTATATATGCCGTTATTGTTATCTTTGTATCAGGTTTTCAGGTAATTCAGGGTATTATAATTTCAGAGGTATGAAAAAGAGTCGGAACAGGATTGTAGGATGCAGCTACGCGTTCAGAGTAGAGGACATTGTACGCATTTACGATGAACATTCCCGCAGCGGCCTCTCCAACCGCGAGATCCTGCGCCGTTATATCTGGCCGAAGTACCATATCTGTGAAAAGACCTTCTACAACATCATCAATGCCAGCGCCGACCCGCGCATCATCCAACGCCAGAAAGAGATGCGGGCGCAACTGTCGCTTTTCTGACCCGTCCTTATCCCCTGTCTATCACTTTACATGTGAAATCGGTGACATCCTCCACAAGTTCCTCATGATTGTGGTTCGTGCTGCTTCCGGTACGCCGGAACAGACTGAAGGAAATGCTGCCGTCGTCTCCGGAGAGGTTGAAAAGATGCCGGTCCATGCAGTCCAGCAAGTCGAAACGCTCCAGCGCCTGCTGCTGGAAGCCGCCGCCTTCACGGGAACTCCCTTTCCAGGGTGTGATAATATGCAGGCGTAGGGTCACGTCTGCTGTCTGCGTGCCGCCGCCCGTCCATTTCACGGGCCGGAATTCAATGAATACGGCAGGGACATCGAAAGGCTCTTCCTGCTCCAGGAATGAAATCTGCTCGTTCCACAGGTCGAATGTTCTGATGACGGGCTTCCCGTCCCGGTCTGTGAGTTGTTTCAGCCGTTCTATGAGGCTGAGGTAAAGGAATCTTCTCATGTCTGAAATATTTTTCTGCTGTTTTCTTCCACTATTTCCCGGATGATGCGCTCCACCTCCGGATGCATGCCGATGAACCGTCGGCGCGGCATGACTATCCTGCTTCTTGCCCGTTTCAACGCCATACGTTTACAGAAAAGTGCCTCTTCCGTGGGGTTGCGCCTATAATTGTCTGTCAGTTGCCGGTACAGGTACCAGAAGTACCTTTTCATCTTCCTGGTGACGGTTATCGTTCCGCCCTCATTGTGAATGGCAGCGTATGGCAGGTCACTGCTGAAAACCACGCTATGTCCGGTAGTCTCCGTTTTGATACTCCTGCGTAAGGCTCCCGTACGTATCAGCAGCCCCCGGCTTTCGTCGTTATTGTATTTCCTTCGTGCCCAATGCTCGTTGAAGAAGGCTTCCCGTTCGAAGTTACGATCGAACTCTTCTCCTATCTCCGTACCGATATCTTTCAGTGTAAGGCTGATGAAACGTCTTATTTTCCGTTCCAGCTCTCGGGTTATGTTTGAATTTGGGGTCATAATGCTTGTTTATTAAATAAATAGCCGTATCTTTGTGATATGAAAGAGGGTGGTTAAAGTACTGGGTTGGATTGCTGATCCTTCACTAAAGGCTTTAATCATCCTTTTTCTTCAGTTTTTCCACAATGGAGTAGAACTGGCATTTTCCATCCATAAGTTCTCTGATAACGGCATACGATTCTTTTTCTGCAATCTCTATTTTAAGATAATGGTATTTAAGTACCATCGGATTTCCTTTATCATCCATTCTTTCAAGTACATGTTCGCTATTCTCCAGCAATGAGACGATGTCCCGTATCGCTTCATTTTTTGCCAGCATATGTTTGTGTGGTTGGTTCAGCGTTTCCTTGATGCCATTCATGGTAAATTCTATCGTTTTTTGCACCCCTTGCACTACTATAGTCCTGCCAACCAGATTTTCTTTGGCCCATTCACGCACCGTTTTTCTTTGTTTCTGCAGTGTTTCTTTAGCTTTCATCATTTCCTTTATCACCCTGCAGGCCGCACATAATTCATTGTCGGGTATCTTTGCCAGTTTAAGCATGCCAGGTTTGTCCGGACAATCCTTACATCGGCTGATGGTGTAGGGATTATAGAACGGGAAGCATGCCATTTGCTTTCCCGGGTTGAACCGCATCATTTCCTGGTGCTTGCCTGCCGTTGCCTGGCTGCCCGCCAGCATCGCCCGGAACTCGTCACTTTCCGGATATTTGCCTTGACGCACCCTTTCCACCGTACACCGACAGTTGTGTACAATTCCATTTTGTATGATGTAACTTTCATCCTTATTGATTGAAAGGTTATATACAAGCGTATTCTCTTTTTGCTTATCTTTGCCTGTAACCAATATGTATCTGTTATGAAAAAAGGTCTGTCGGAAGAAGTGATAAAAAGAGTTGAATCCATTGAAGGAATGAATATTCATGATGCCGTGGAACTGAGATATGTCCACGAGAAGAGGGGATTCCGTTTTTTGTGCCGGATCTGGCATGTGAATAACCGCACTGCCGCAAAGATTATCCGCCATACCGGATTCTCCGTACGGCATGGGAGTGAGGCCGTCAGGGCGCAATGGCATAACGCACCGGAACGCCGACTTGCCACAGGCAAACAGCTTGCGGATGTAAACCATAGGCTTGCCCTTGCAGGCAGACATGTGAGACAAGGCAAGAACAAAGGGAACAGTGAAACGCTCCGGAAGATTGCCGATAAATTGAAAAAGACGTCTTCCTTCCTTCGTAAGGACGTCAGAGAGAGGGCGCTCGCAAATTCCCTTGTTACCCGCAGGACATATCCGGAACGCATGTCCGCCCTGAAGCTTCCTCCGAGTCGGCACGAACAGCTGCTTTATGATTACCTTCAGTCTCTTCATCTGAATTTCGAGTTTAGAAAATTATTTGGCATATACATTGTCGATTTCTATATCCCTTCCTTGAATCTTGCCATTGACTGTCTTGGAAGCAACCGTTTTCCACTTTCGTACCAACGCCATCAGCACATATCCGGTGAGGGTGTACAAATTGTGTATTGCGTTAACGGCTTTATTGAACGTGCCGACTTTACCGACCTGCAGAAGTATATCTCCAGTCTGGATGTCAGAAGCGGCGGTCCATCCTCCGGCCGTCAGGAAACGGTGATTTGGGGTGCACGTGGTAATTCCCCTTTTGGTGCGGATACGTGTCATTTCTCCATTGAACGGTTTCATGTGGGTACCGGTCACAAGTTGGTACTCACCACTTCCTCCTATGACTGATTCCCCCCTTTGTATATTTTCAATGTTTTTCCACTCTCCACCGGCCATGAGTACCCGGGTTCCTGCGACAAAACAGTTCCACCCGTTTGGAGGAAAGTATTCATCCCAGAACCGTGAGGTAATGGGCAGCGTGACATTATGCAGTGCCCGGTGTGCCTCGCGTACTCGTTTGTCGCCCACAGTGCGGTATTGCAGCAGGTAGCGGTCCCGGTCCTCATCGTCCCACCACTGCTTCCACCTGGCAGCCATGACGGCAGATGCCATGGCGAAGTTGTATTCCGCTTTCAGGTACCAGCGGTTATAGGTCTCGTTCACCTTTTGAACGTCATTCAAAAAGTGTTCAAAGGGCTTCCGGTTCCCGTCCGCATCGAGCAGCGAGGGGAACGCCTCGTTCAGCTCATGGAAGGTCTTGAAGCCGGAAAAGACGTAATTGCTTTCCTTGAGCCGCCGTATGCTGATGTCGTCCATGGGGCGTTGACGGACTGAATAATCCACGGCACGGTCCAGCGTATCGGTATGGTCGCGTATGAACTTCTGCACCTCCTTGTCCGCCAGCATCTCCGGTGTGAATTCCGGCTGCCGGTGGAGCCAGCGCATCAGCAGGACAAAAGACGCCTCCACGGCAGCAGTATCTATTTCCTCTTCTTCATCTTCCCCACTGTCAGCCAGCGGCAGTGCATTTCCGTAATATGCCAGCAAGGCTCGTCTGTGCAGCCCTTCGTAGTCAGAAGGGCTCAGTCGAAAAAACAGAGCTTCTGTTCCCCATCCCCCTTGCCATTTTCCTTGCCTGCCGGGACAGCCACCGGTGCGGGCGCTTTTTTCTCGATAATGGGCACATTGTACTTGTCGATGAAATATTTCAGGTCCACCTCGTAGTTCTCCAGCAGCAGGCGTTCATAGGCAATCTGCTGCTCGGGTGTGAAGTCTATGCCCTCGTACCAGTCGAAACGGTATCCCTTTAAGGGGAAACCGTGCTTTATCATTTTGGGGATAAGCTGGAAGTTGATGACGTCCCGCAGGTTGTCGGCATCCTTGCTGACAAGGTTCTTCAGCACCTCCAGATGCACCTCGCTCTGCGAAAGGCTGCTGCCGTTCTCCGTAGTCATGGTTTCGGTGAGCACTCCCTTTGACAGTTCGGAGTTGGCGCGGTCTATGCGTTTGTCAAAGACGTTGTAGGCATCCCCGCGGGTGGACTCCTTGATTTCTATCTCGGTGCCTTCGGGAAAGAGCGCCCAGCCTGCTGCACCCATCGTGCCCAGCATCTTCTCGATACGTCCCAGCTCCTTGGAGTCCCGGCTGGTGGTCTTTCCCACCCGGAAGGGGATGCCGAATATTTCGGAAAACATGTCCCAGAAGGAGCATACGTTTTTCTTGGGAATGGTATGCTGGGCACATTTGAGGTACATCCCCAGGTCGTGCGTGCCGCCCACCTCCACCGTCCAGTCCGCCATTTCGCTGTGCCGGTAGTCATAGCCGTTCTGCCATGCCTCCTGCTGGCGTACCACGATGACCCCGTATTCGGGGATGACGTGGCGGCGCGGTACCAGCTGCACCTCGCTGAAGGCGGGTGTCCCGTCCACGGAGATGACATCTCCCAACTGGATGAGCGAGTGCCCCCAGTAGTGCGCGTCCAGTGCCAGGTCCATGAAGGTCTTGAACCAGGGCGCCTCGAATATGGCCGTCAGTTCCGGGTTCTCCACCCCCTTTCGGTCCACGATGCGGAAACTCTTGTTCAGCACATACCCTTTGCGCTGTCCCACGCATCCGGTGAGGTGCATGTCCACCTCCACGTCGCCATACACGTCATACAACGGCACACGGTTGGGATATTCCACATTCTTTGCATACTGCCAGGCGTTGCGCCAGGCGCGCATGTCTTTCTTGGTAAGCGCCTCGGTCTGCAGTTGCAGGTCGACGGACAGTCTGGTCACCCGCTTCACCTCGGCGGGATTGCCGAGGTTTACCCTGCCAATCCTTACCGGGTTCTGTTTCTTGTAATTGCGATTGGACATAGTCTGTTAATTGAAAATGAATAATTGAAAAACCATATTTCTTACCAGATATACTCGTTCCTGGCGGCTGATCCGTAGCGGATGGGGTTATGGAAATCCTCTTCTCCGTCCGGCCCCATGACGGTGGGAATGTCGGGGATTACACGTCCCGCCTGTATCTCCTTCAAGTATTCTATGGCATCCTTATAGCGTTTCTCGCGCACCTCGGAGCCCATCTTCTGGGGCAGCGACGCTGACATGTGGTAGAGGGCGATATCGACCGCACATCCCACCAGTTCGGCATCCCGCCGTTCTCCTTCGCAGGCGAATGCCTTCTGTATGTCGTAACGCTCGCGCAGGGCCGATGCAATGCGTGACAAGGCACGCTGTTCCGCTGCCAGGCGGTTGTCGGGTGAACTCTGTTGCATGATTCTCAATGCCTCCGTTCCAATCTGTATGTAATCGTCTTCCGTAATGAACATGGGGATAATGTTTAGCGGTTAATGTTTAGTGATGCATGAACTCTTAATTTTCACCAGCCTTGGGAGGGCGGCTGGCGTACTCCCATGCGCGGTGTGAAATTTTCCTCACGCACCTGCTTCTGCAGTTTGTAGATGGCACCCTCATCAGCGTCGGGGCCGTCATCATGGGCGCGGCTTCCTTTCTCGAAGGCGAGGGTCTGTTCGATACCGGTCTTCATGTCGTTGTCATTTTTCAGTTTCTCGTTGTAAAAGACCAGACCGCGTTCCCACAGCGGGCTGACGGCTTCGATGCGGGCGAACTTGTCCGGCTTCTTCCGCTTGTCGGCGGTGACGGGCACCTGGTAGCCGCGCTGCCTGCCCTCACGCTCGAACTCGTCCAATATGGTATCCTGCATGAAGTTGGCTTCCATGTAGATGGTGACGGCGGCGTCCTCGGACAGTGACTCCCAAAGGTCATAAACCCATCGCACCATTTCGCCCACGCTGCACTGACGCACAAAAGCACGCAGGCAATGCAGTTCTGTGGGACTGGCGGTTTTCAATCCGGCGCGTGGACGTCCCCACAACTTGGCGGCCTTGTAGTCGTTCTTGCTGCTGTCCTTGAAACTGGGGTCGATGTAGAGCACCAGGCTTTCATAGTAGCGGAGTTTGAGCATCCGCTTCCACCGGATCCAGCGTTCCTGGAAGACCGCACCTTCGGTGATGGGATTGTGCATGTATTCCTTCTGGAAGCTTCGGTAGCCCATGAACCGTTCACGACTGCGCAGCAGTTCGATGGTGTAAAATTCCGGCCAGGCGGGAGTCCCGTCCTTGCCGATTGCATAGACGGTACTGGTATATACGGTGTCGCTGTCTGTCATCTTTTGCAGCACGCTGTTCTTGCCGATGAGGTTGCCTACCATGATGAAGCGTCCTTCCTTACCGCCAAAACAACCGAAAAGGGCTTCCTTCACCCATTTTGTCATCTCTCGCACACGCGCCTCGCTACGGCACATCTCGTCATCGTCAAGGTCATCCACCACGATATAGTCCGGACGCTTGTCGCGAAAACGCAGTCCTCGTGGTGACTGCCCGCGTCCGCGGCTGAAGAAGGCGCACTGGTCCTTGGTAACGAATTCGCCCTCCTGCCAGCATCCGGAGTTGTATTGCTCGCCGAAGTCCTCGACAATGTACTGGTTGAACTGGAGTTCCGCCTGCAGGTCGCTCAACAGGGCATCGGCATTGTCCTCGCTTTTCCCCACCAATACCATGACGTGCAGCTCCCCCTTGAACTTCAGCCATAGGGGGATTCCCACGTCCAAGTGTACGGACTTGGCATGTCCGCGCGGCCATTTGAAAACGGCCCGCATTTCCCGGTGCTTCTCGATGTAACGGGCGGCCTCGTTGTGGAATTTTGCATTGGGGCATTGGCAGTAGTGGCTCAGGTACCGCCGGCAGAAGTAGTCATAATCCTTCAAGGCACGGGCGATGTTCTTTTTCCGTTCGGCTTCAGTCTCCGGTTTGCGTTTTGAGGTGAGGCGCAACAGACGCTGGCAGTGCTCATTCCACCGCAGCAGTGCTTCTTTCTTTTCTTCCGCTGTCATTTCTGTTTGAATTTGATTCCCATGAATTCGCTGTGCATACGGTTGATGAGTACAAGCATTTTGTCGTCTATCTCGGGATATTCGTCCCGGTGCGCTACCATCCAGTTCTCAAACTCTATGAGTGTATCCACCTTGTTCACAATGGTGGTGCTCAAGTTGATTTCCTTGATAGCCTTGACGGATTTCAGCAGCGAGTCCGCCATGCGCCCGATGCTTCTTTCGTCACCGTCCGCCTTGTCGATGGCGTCCCCCAGTTTGGAAAGGGTCTTGGAGGTGATGGATTCCTTGCTCATTTCGCGTGCGGCGCGTTCCTCTTTCCAGCCTTCAGTGTTCAGCCACCGGCTGACGGACTGGCGGCTCACTCCGGTGAGTTCCACAATCTGTGCGGTGGGGGTCCCTTTCATGTAGAGGTGCTTCGCCACCGATTTCTGCTTGTCCTTACTGTTTGCCATATACCTTGAAATTTCTTGTTTACAGTGGCAAAGTTGCGAAGTGTGGTGCGGGGCACGAAAAAACGGCGCAATGCTTGCACACAGTTACAAAACGGTTGCACACTTGAGGGCAACCGTTACCCACTTTTTTGTGCGGTTATGGGTGTAGCTGTAAGTTTGCGACAAAATGAGACGGAAATCATGGCTAAAAGAATCAGAATATCAAACGAGACATTGAACTGCTTCGGCACCTGGGTAAAGACTGACGGGGTGGATTTGGAGCAGTTCCGGAGAAATCCCGTCATGCTGTGGATGCACTGGAGGGGTATCATTATCGGAAATATTAGGGATTTGAAAGTGGAAGGTGCCGAAATCACCGGTGAACCCTACTTTGATGAAGTCCGTGACGAGTCGAAGCTGGCAAAGCAGCAATGGGACAAAGGTACTCTGAAGATGTGCAGCCCTTATTTTGAAATCGTGGAGTCGAGTGACGACCCCGTACTGCTGAAACCCGGACAGACACGTCCGACCATCACGAGGTGCAGGCTGATGGAGGTCAGTATGGTGGATATGGGCGGTAATGACGACAATATAGTCATGCTCTCTTACCGGGGCGATGAGTTGAAACTTGCCACCGGCGAAGACTGCACCGCACTGCCCCTTCTGAAAACAGACGGCGGACAAACCCCGCCAAGCAATAACTCAAAAACAAAAGAGACTATGAATGCAGATTTTAAAGCTATCGCCCTGAAGCTGGGCCTGCCGGAGACGGCGACAGAAGCGGAGATCCTTGCCAGGATAGGTATCCTGCAAGGACATCAGACCGCAAACATGGAACTGCGCAAGCAGCTGGACGAGATCAGGCTGGCAAGTGTGACGCAGATGGTGGATGAAGCCATCAAGGCAGGAAAGTTCAATGCGGACAAGAGGGAACACTTCATCGGTCTGGGCAAGACAATGGGAGCGGACTCCTTGAAACTGACACTGGACAGCATGGCTGCCGCCACCAAGCCGATGCAGTTGCTTAACACCGGTGGAGGCGGTGCGTCGAGTGCCGGCATGGTATCGGGACAGTGGGGCAAACTGAGCGAGGTGCCGGAATCGCAGCTGAAGCTGATGCGCGAGAACGACCCGGCCAGATACCGTGAGCTGTACAAGGCGGAATACGGCATAGACTGCCCTAAGTTCTGAGAGAGGAGAAACAGTAATAGTAACTTGTAAAATCGTAAAACGACATGATGAAATTTATTTGCGGAACGCTGTTCAACGTCCTGATGGGCGTCGTCCTGGCGAATGTGGTGGGAATGGATCCCGCTTATGGCGCAGCGACCGGGGCGGTTGTTCCGGCTGTGCTTGGAAACTTCATGCCCCTGGGCGCAGCCTTTGAGGGCGTATATACTGAGGTGTGGACCGGTGAGCTGGTAAAACGCCTGAATGCGGGGCTGGCGGCGAGTTTTCTGAACGGGATTCCCGACTATTCGGCCAAGGCCGAGAATGAGGTCATCCATCTGGTGGATGTGGGAGGTGATCCGGATGTGCTGATAAACAATACCACCTATCCGATTCCGGTCCAGAATCTTACGGAAGGTGATATTCCCATCGGCCTGGACAAATACCAGACGAAGGCGACCCGCGTGACGGACGACCAGTTGTATGCCATTTCCTATGACAAGTTCTCCACCGATGTACAGCGCCACAGCAATGCCATTGACACGGCCAAGTACAAGAAGGCCATCCATGCGCTGTCCCCTTACAGCAATACGAAAACCACCCCTGTAGTCCCCACTTCGGGTGAGGCTGACGCTACGGGCCGCAAGAAGATGACACGCAAGGATGTCATCGCCCTGAAACGCGCTTTCGACAAGGCAGAGGTTCCTACTGACGGACGTCGTCTGGTGCTTTGTCCCGACCATATCAACGACTTGCTGGAAGAAGACCAGAAGTTCCGTGAGCAGTACTACAACTACACCACCGGTAAGGTGACGAACATGTACGGTTTCGAGATTTATGAATTTGTAAACTGCCCGTACTTCACCAATGCCGGGGTGAAGGTTCCTTTCGGGACTTCTCCCGCCGAGACGGACATGCAGGCGTCCGTTGCCTTCTACGTGCCCCGCATGTTCCGTGCCCAGGGTTCCACGAAGATGTACTATAACGAGGCGCGTACCAATCCGCAGACCCAGGAGAGTCTTGTAAACTTCCGCCACTACGAAATCACGATGCCGAAGAAGCAGGAGGCTATCGGTGCCATCTACAGTTATGATGGCAAGACGGCACAGACTTCCGATGCGGAGGTGACAGCCGACAAGCACTGGGCGCAGATCCGTCGTGAAGCTGCCGTGGCTGCCGCAAAGGCTGAAGAGGAGAAGGCTGGTCCGCTTCCGGAGGATGCGGGTGAAGAACTGGAGGCATAGTGATGAGCAGAGGACTACGCAACAATAACCCGCTGAATATCCGTCTCTCTGCCACCACCGTGTGGCAGGGGGAAATCCGGCCTTCGCAGGACCGTTCGTTCTGCCAGTTCAGGACGATGGCCTACGGCTACCGTGCCGGTCTTAAGTTGTTACAGAACTATCGCCGCAAACACGGCTGCCGCACCATTGCCGACTTTATCCGACGTTGGGCGCCACCCACAGAGAACAACACGAACGGTTACATCAGCCGTGTGTGCAAGGAGATGCAGGTGCCGGCAAGCTATGTACCCGATGTGGGTGATCAAGGTACGATGTGCGCTTTTGCGGCTGCGATGTCGCAGGTGGAAAACGGAGTACCTGCCGTGATGGAGGACATTATCACGGGTTGGAGCCTGCTTTAAGTGATTATTGAAAACTACTTGGCCATGAACATGGAAACGATAATGCAGATTCTCCAGTGGCTTGTGCCGAGCGGCATTGCCGGTTCCCTCTGGGCATGGTTGAGACACCGGGAGAACAGCAAGGTAATCGCCGCCAAGGAGCGGAACGATGCCTATAAAGAAATGTATGACAACCTTTCGGGGACATTAATTGAATTGCAGAATGAGAACATCAAGCTTAACAAGGCGGTACGTGAACTCAACCGTACTATCCGTAAGGCTTCCACTTGCCGCCATTATAATGATTGTCCTATCCGTATCGAGTTGCAGAAGTCAGGGGGAATTGATGCAGACCAGCCATCATACCGACAGCCTGCAAGGCAGAAGCGGGTTCGCTCTCCTTCAGCAGCCCGTTCCTCCCAGTGTGGCGAGGACGGCATTTCCGACGAAGATATTGACCTCGATACCTGTGGGGACGGGCTTCAGTAAGCGCAGCGGGCAGGCAACAGTGAATGTCAACCGCATATCGGAAGACAGCCTGGAGGTGACTGCCACCTGCGACAGTCTGGCACGCCAGGTAATAATGCTGACGGAAGAACTGACACGTATCCGCAACGAGACATCCTCAGCGGTAGAGACCCTGCCTCCTGAGGTGATAAGGGAACCCACCGGCTGGCAGTGGTTTCAAATATGGACAGGTCGGCTGGCCGTTGCCGTCCTTCTTCTGATACTGATTAAACGGCGATTGAACAGAACTTAAAAAACAAAAGAATTTATGGACGGATTAATTTACGGACTGGCGCACCTCAAATTCAAGGAGAAGGAAATCGGCCTTATCAGCGAGGAAGGCCTGCAGCCTGCCGGGAGCGCCCCGAGTACCACGGACATCTACGCCGCGCAGGTGAAGGACGGCCCGGTAATGACACTCACCACCAATCCCGGCAAGAAGGCATTCACCTGCACCCTGATAGAGCTGAACGCCGAGAGCCTGGTGAACACCATCGGCGGCACGAAGGACGCCAAGAACAACTGGGAGCCCCCCGAGAACTGGGAAGCCACGGGCGTGATGGACGTGGTTGCCGACAGCGGCGAGACCCTGCGCTTCTACAATGCCAAGGTGACCGGCAGTGACTTTGCCAACGGCATCAACTCCTCCAACGTGCTGGGGCTTTCTCTGAACATCGAGCTGCTGAAGAATTCTGAGGGCAAGCGCATGAAGCTCTTCGCCAAGGGCATCGACCCGGATACGGGTACCGAGGCTGTAGACTAATGGGGGGCTGCCCATGAAACCGAACTTTGAACTGGAATCCCTTGCGGAGAGGGTCATGTCGGATGCCGGCATTTCCCTTCCGCTGCGGCTTCCCGGAGGGAGACACATCCGCTGGGTGATGCGGATACCAACCCTGGAAAGCCGCTGCCGCATGGCACGGATGTATCTGAAACTGGGTGTGACACACGAGGAACTCAGGGCCTACACTTTTGAACAGAAGCTGGAGTTTATGGTGAAGCACACCAGGACAGTGAGCCGCATGGTGGCATATGCCATCGTCCGCGGCAGGGTGTCGGGCAGGCTTCTGAACCGTCCGGTGGCATGGATGCTGCGCAGCTGCATGCACCCCTCCGCCCTGGAAGACGCCTGGATGATTGCACTCAGTACGATGAGTACCATCCCTTTCGGGAATATTATCAGATTGGCCGAGGTAATGAGCCTGACGGCGCCCAATCTGAGCCAAAGAAAACAGAACGGGAGTTAAAGGGGTACACGGAACCCGCCCATAGCCCGTTCGGTCTCGTGGGACAGATAGCCCGTGACACGGGCTGGAGTGTGGACTACATCATGCGCGGTGTGAACTGCCCGATGCTGATGCTGATGTGGCAGGACTTCCCCCGCCATGTGCCGGGAAGGAAGAAGACCACGCAGGAGATGGTTGCCGAGAGGAGAAGCCGCAACGGGCAGCCGGACATATCTCCGGCGGACTATTTACAACAATTGCTTGACGAGGAGGAAAACGCTGATGAATCCCATTAAACTTGAAATATTCCTTGATGACAAGACGCTGGCGGGCATGAGGTCGGTGGAAGGCAACGTGGCCAACATGGAGGCTTTCACCAGGCGGATGATCGGGCATCTGAAACTGGAACTGAAAGATTTGGAGAAGGAGTATAAGAATCTCCAGAAACAAGGGCTTGCCGGTGAGAGGGAGATGGCTGACATCCAGGCGCTGAAGGGTGCCATCGGCGGGTTGAAGGAACAGCTTAAGGAATACGAGGCTGCCAAAAAACGGGCGGGCGAGACACCCGTCATAGGCAATGACCCCGCACCGAAACTGAACAGCGTGAAGATGAGCATGGCGCAGATAGCCCGCGAGCTTCCGTCACTGGCCATGGGACCGCAGATGTTCTTCCTGGCAATATCCAACAACATCCCGATGTTTACGGATGCGGTGGGCAATGCCAGAAAGGAGTACGAGAGACTGACGGCGGCAGGCCAGAAGGCGACACCGGTATGGAAGCAGGTGCTCTCGTCCCTTTTCTCGTGGCAGACTTTCATGGCTACCGCCATCACGCTGACTGTCGTATACAGTAAAGAGATATGGGAGCTTGCCGGCCGGATGCGAAAAGGAAGCAGGGCCGCCCTGGAGATGGCGGATGCCCAGGAAAAGATAAATGACTCGCTGGACACTTCCAGCCTCGGCAGACAGCTTGTTACAATCCGCTCCTTGCAGGAACGCTGGAATCAGCTGGGCAATGACCTGGCAGAGAAAAAGAAGTTCATTACGGACAACAAGGACGAATTTGACAAGCTGGGCGTGTCCGTAAGCAATGTGGATGAAGCCGAGAACGCGCTGGTTACAAATACGGAGGCCTTTATCCAGGCCATGACTTTGCGTGCGGAGGCTGCCGCAGCCTTTAAGCTGGCAGCGGAAGAGGCGGAAAAGGCATTGAAGGCCCAGACGGAGATAGACCGGAAAAAGAAGGAGGGTCCAAGCTGGAAAGACAAGGCGGTTTCATTCCTGTTCCTTGACCCTCAATGGACTCCGGGCTCCATGTCCGACAAACAAGGCACATCAAGGGCCGAAACCGTCTGGAATGCAGGTATCGGGAAACAGAATGCCATTAAGGAAGTAGCGGAGCAGGATGCGGAGACTTATACAAAAACATACAATGACAAACTGATGGAGTCCGCCAGAAAACTGAAGGAAGCCGGGATCACGGAGAAGACGGACAAAGAAAATTCCAAAGGTACCAGACTTGACTATGCCGCCGAGCTTGCCGACGCCCGCATCCGTGCCCAGCGGAAAGTGGAGGCCGCCCGCATCGCCGTGATGGTGGAGGGACGGGAAAAACGCAAGGCGCTTGCCGAAAAGGAGTATAATGACACTCTTGCCGCTATCGACAAGGAAGAACGCGATACCCTTGCCAAACTGGAGAAATCAAGGAAGGCGGGCAGGAAGGTGACTCCCGAAGAAGAGAGGCAGGTGAAGGACGGCGCGACGGCACAACGCGCCCTTGCCCGGGTACAATACCTGCAGGACACCTATAATATAGAAAAGGAATGGCGCGAGAAGAACCGCCAGGACTGGATTGACTACAACAAGGAATACGGCACTTACCAGGACAAGCGCCTTGCCATCGTGCAGGATTATGGACTGAAGATAGCCCGTGCCGAAACCGAAGGCGAGAAGGAATCACTGAAAAAGAAACGGGACAACGACTTGAAGGAACTGGACTTCGGGGAATTCAAGAAGACCGTCAACCTGGCCGACGTATTCGGTAACCTGGACGGACAGAGCACTGAAGCGCTGTTCGTTCTCCGCGACAAGCTGAGGGAATATATCAGCGGTGCCGCCAAGGAGCTGCGCCCGTCCGATTTAAAGGAATTGCAGGATGCCCTTACGGATATAGACCTGAAGATTGCCGACCGCAAGCCTTTCCGGGAATTGAAACGTTCGCTGGCGGAGTACGGCGAATCCCAGGCGGCAGTGGAGAGCGCCCAGGAAGACCTGAACACCGTAATGGCAGGAGGTGAAGTGGTTACGGGTATGTATAGGGACGAGACCGGCAGACTTGTAGCCGGACTGTTGACCCAGGAGCAGGCTGAAAGGAACCTTGCAGCCGCCCAGAACAACCGTCTGAAAAAGCAGGCGGCATTGGCGCAATCGTTGCAGGGTGTGGCGGGCAGGATGTCATCCTACGGTCAGGCTGCCGGTACCATCATCTCCACACTGGAAGGCTTCGGCGTCACTGTTGACGAGAATGTGAAAGGCGTGGTGGAAGGTTTCAACACCATGAGCGAAGGTATCAGCGGGTTTGCCCGGTCCCTTCTCAGCATGGACGTCGGCGGCATGATAAGCGGTGTGGTGAATACCGTTGGCGGTGCCGTCAAGAGCGTGGGCAGTCTGTTCGGTGTCGACTGGGGAGGTGAACGCTCGGAAAGGCGCTACCAGCAGGCCAAGGAGAAATACGAGAGCTATATGGAAGTGCTCGACAGGGTCATTTCCAAGCAGAAGGAGCTTGTCTCCTCCATGGAGGCGGACGACTTCGCCAATGCGGATAACTCTTATGAGCGTGCCCGCGAGCTGCTGAAGAAACAGCAGGACTATGCCCGCGAGATGGGCAAGGCCTATCTGAATGCGGGTGCGAGCAAGGGGTTCCTGGGCGTGGGGTCAAGCGCCTCGCACGGTACCGACCAGCGCAAGGATATTTCCCGGTCTGCCTGGGAGCAAGCCAGGAAGGTGCTGGGCGGTGACTTCGATAAATACGGCATAGGGGACGGCCGCATGACGGGGCTCTTCGACCTCCCGTATGAGCAGTTGGTGAGACTCCGTGATGAAGCAAGCGGATTTTGGAGCGAGCTGCACGAGGACACACGGAACTACCTCGAGCAGATTATCGAGAGCGAGGAAGCCTGGCAGGAGGTGCAGGATGCCCGTAAGGAGGCACTGACGAAGACGGACTTCGACAGTTTCTACAACGGCTTCGTTTCCATGCTGTCCGATATGGACGCCACTTCGGAGGATTTTGCCGGCAGCTTTGAGAAGTACCTTCAGAATGCCATTTTCTCCGCACTGGTGGCCACCCGGTACAAGGACAAGATACAGAAGCTGTACGACTCATGGGCTGACATGGCCGACAAGGACGGGCTCTCTTCCATGGAAGCGGAGAAACTGCGTGGAGACTATCAGAAGATGATTGATGAGATGCTGGCGCAGCGGGAACAGATAATGGAGGATTTCGGTTGGGAAGGCTCTTCCGGCAGTTCAAGTTCCCAGTCCGGACGCAGCGGGGCTTTTACTGCCTTGACCCAGGAGCAGGGCACCAAGCTGGAAGGTCTGTTCACCTCCCTGCAGGACCATGCCGGCGGCATACACAAGTTGCTGGAAGAGCTGAAGCAGGGGCGTTCGGCAGACCATGACATATTCCAGCAGATAGCAGAGAATACTGCTTACTGCAAAGTATTACAAGACATATTCGACCTCCTGGCAAGTAAGGACCGGGACGGATGGAAAACCATTTGATGTTATGAAAGATTTGACCGGATACATGACCGTCAACGGCAAGGATGCCTGGACGGAATATTCCGCTTTCCTCTGTGAGGACAGACGGGAGGACAACTTCAATTTCAGTGAATTGCTGAAACCGCTTGAAATGAAGGCATACACCTCTGTGGATTTTCGGGAGCGTAACGGTGAGGAGCTGCCGGAGGTATTGCCGTCTCCGTGTTGTAAGGCCAGGGACGTGACGTTGTACTTCGCCATATACGCCTCTTCTCTGGAGGAATGCGAGACCCGCCGTGCGGCATTGATGAAGGTCATGTATTCCGGATGGGTGAACCTTCAGGTAAAGGGCAGGACATCTGTCTATAAGTTCTACTACAAGTCTTCTTCCGACTTCGACACCGTGACGGATGTATCCGGCGGGATGGTCGTAGAGAGATGGAAAATGAAGTTTCGGGAACCGAAACCCGGAACTCTTTAAATAACGATTAAAAGCTGTTTGAATGGAACTCAAAATCTATAACCGGTCCGGAGAGTTGAAACTGACGGTTTCCACATCTTCCTCCTCCACCTGGAACCAGGAACTGATGAAGGAATACTCTGTGTCGGTCTCCTTTACCCACCCGTCCTACGTGATGCTGGACGTGGAGGACTATGTGCTGCTGGAGGGAGTGAAGTTCAGTATAAAGAAGGAGTACAAGCCCAGGCAGAAGGATACACAGACCTACAGTTATTCGGTGAAGTTCTATGCCCCCATACATGACGCGGAGCAAGTGAAGTACCTGCATCTGACCGATGGGGCTTATAACCCCCAGTTCAGTCTTGACGGCGGTCCCCGGGAGCACCTGCAGAAGTGGGTGGAGAACATGAACCGCATTTACGGGCGTGAGGTCTGGAGCATCGGCGACGTGGTGGTGGCAGACAACCGGACCATCGAATACAATAATGTCACCTGCTGGGATGCCGCCACAATGATTGCCGAAGCGTTCGGTACGGAATGGTGGACGGACGGCTTCACCTTCAATCTTTCGCGCTGCGAGCATGGGGAGCCGGTAGAACTGGGCTATATGCGGGGGCTTACCTCATTGGTACAGTCGGAGAACAGTGACAGTGTAAAGTTCTTCACGCGTCTGATTCCCCTGGGCTCGACAAAGAACATCGACCCCTCCCGTTACGGCTTCTCCCGTCTCCAGCTCCCTGACCGGTCCAAATATGTGGACCGTAACACGAACTACGGTCTGTATGAACACGTGGAGGAGGATGCCTTTGCCGGAATATTCCCCCATTATACGGGCAGTGTGACGGCTGTGCGCAGTGAAGAGAAGACCGGGGATGACGGGAACAGGTTCACTGTCTATTATTTCAAGGACAGCGGCATGCAGTTTGACCCGAACGGGAATGAGATAGCCGGCCTGGTGAAGCATGTGTCGTTCCAGACAGGGGACCTTGCCGGGCGTGACTTCGAGGCAAACTATGACTCAAAAACGAGGGAATGGGAAATCATCAACACCTATCCTGATGACAAGACGCAAATACCGGGTGGCAGTCTGATACCGGCTGTCGGGAATGAATATATTCCCTGGAACTTCCGTATGCCGGTGGAATACGAGACGCAGGCTGAGCTCGACTACAAGGCCGCCGTGGATGACTATCTGGCCAGATACAGTGAGGACGTGTCCAAGTATGGCGGTGACACGGACTATATTTATATAGACCGGAACCGGATACCGTTATTGCCGGGACAGCGTGTGCGGTTGCTGAGCGACAAGTATTTTTCAGCGTCGGGCGGGACCAGGGACACGCGGATGACGAAGGTCGTGCGCAAACTGGACAATCTCTCCATTGCTACAATAGAATGCACCAACCAGGTGGGAAAAGGCTGGAAGTCGCGGGTGGATTCAAGTCTGACGGACTTGAAATATATACTGGACAAGCAGCGGGAACAGCTGTCACTTGATATTCTGAAAAGCTGGGACGGGCGGCCTGCTACCGACAATACGGTCATGTCCGCTCTGAGGGTACTGAAAGAGATTGCGCAAAAAGCTTTGAGCAAGACAGAGCCCGACCAGACAGATTTCCTTATTCGTCTTCTCGGAGGTCTTGAGGTCGGCGATTCAATTGACTCCATGGTTGCCGGGAAAGGTATCATTGCCGATAGGGACGGCCGTATGCAGCTGTCCCGCCTCGAGGTCCGCGACAGCCTTACCGTCCTTGAGCTTATCTTCAACCGTCTCTCCGCCATGGAGAGCGACTATTCCTTCTCCGAGTCCGGTACCATCGAAAGTGTATCGCAGCTTGAAGACGGCACATACAGCCTGAAGATAAAGAAGCGGTGGGATAACGACTTTACTGCACTGGCAGAAAACGATGTTGTATATGGTGTTGTCAATGACCTGACTTCTGGTAGTGGCCACTATTACACATCATGGTTAAGAGTACTGCATGTAGATGCCTCAGCCAATACGATCAACGCTGTGATGTACCCTGATAGCGAGGTGCCGGGTGGCAAGAATTATCCTCCTGAGCCGTTGATGATATTATCACACCGTGGCAACCCGGTTGATACTGAACGGCAGGGTTATTGGTATCTGTCATCCCGTGAGCATTGTATCTGCATGCTTAACGGGGTCACAAAACCCGTCCTTGAGGAAAGCAACTATTCGGTGATCGTCGGCAGGCTGAAGCATCTGTCTCTGTTCGACAACCTGCCCATCAACTACCTGCACTCTTATATCTACGTTCGGGGATTGGTAGCGCAGGACATCCACCGCATCGACTTCCAAGGCGTATTGCCCCGCATCGCCAACGACCGCGGCGAGTGGAGCATGGAGACCGCCACGGGAGCAGAACCCTACCAAGCCGACCGCGAGGCACAGACCGAGACTGTACGTGTGATGATGTACGATACCGTGTGGCACTACGGATGCAAGTGGATGTGTCTTGTTTCCGGCACTACCGACGAACCGAAGTACGGAGCAGCGGGCTGGGCAATGGTCGAGGGCAATCCGGATTTCAGCATCGACATTGAGAGCAGCAACGGCTGGTACTTCGATGCGGAGCGTTTTGCGACCACCCTCACCATTACCGGTGAGCTGTACAACCGTGACGTGACGGCTCATATACTTGACGCTGATGTGGAGTGGACGCGCGACACGGGCAACGTCACCGAGGACAACGCCTGGGCGGTCGCACACGCGGAAACCGGCAAGTCGCTGCCGCTGACGGTCAACGACCTCGGCCCCAACTATATGAACATGACCGGGTGCAAGTTCATCGCAAGGGTGCTGCTGCGTGACGGGCAGAATAATTATGAGACAATGAATTATATAACTTTCTAATTATGCAGACTATACAGAAGAAGATAGAAATTAATTATCGCCCCCTCCAGACCAGCGGCGGGATAGAGGTTGTCGGCAGCGTGCCGGACGTGCAGGTGTACCAGGCTGACAAGGCCGAGTACACTCCGGACTACACGCTTACCCCCCTGACGCTGTTCCCCCGGTGCAATGCCACCGACCCGGATGCGGTGGTCAAGGTGGGTGCGGTCAACGCGTCATTGGTCAACATGAAGTGGTACGAGCGCTTGAACGGTGTACGGACATTGATTACATCTGCCAACAAGAGCTATGTCATTACCGAGACCGGAGCCGAGAAGGGTAAGATACAAGTGAAAAAGAATACCGTTCCCGGCAGTCCGGTAACACTGGAGTTCTACGCCGAGTATGTCGATGCGAAGCGTACCGGACAGACGCACGTCTACCGT